GGTTCGTCCATCAGCTCGACGACCACACACCACGCCACCGTCTTCCGGGGATGGTTGTTGTTGCTCACGATTCCTCCATGATCTCGGCCCACATCCGGCGGGCGAACACGAAGCTGGGGTCGGCCTGGTTCGTGAAGATCATCGACAGGTGCTTTTCGCTGCACCCGAGAGCACGCGCCACGCTCTCCTGTGTGCGACCGATCATGTGCAGCCGTTCGAGCATCTGGTCGATGGCGACGTCGCCGGTTGTTGTTGCTCACGATTCCTCGCCTTGGCGGCTCAGCAGCGCCTGCAGCTCAGCGGTGCGGGACTGGATCTCGGTCAGCAGCTCCACCGGAGTCGGCTCGGCGACCTGCTTCGAGCCGAGGTCGTAGATGTGGCTCTGGATCAGCCGGGACACCCAGACGGACAGCGCGACACCCCGGCCGGCAGCCAGCTGCTCCGCGCGATCCCAGAACGCTTCGTCGTCCTTGCGCACGTAGAGGTTCCTCAGTCCCATGGCCAGCAGCGTAGCTACTCTCCACCATGCGCGCAATGTATGTAGATGTTCTACGTCTGCGAGCCCCCGTGGACCGGGTAGTTAGGGTAGTTCTAGATACGCTACATGGGAGAAGATTTTGATATGTTATATGCTACTAGCATAGCCGAGAGTGAAACCGCCAGCGGCGACAGGATCCGGGGCTACCCCGACTACCCAACTACCGCGCGAGCAAGGGCGGCTGGGCCACGCCCTCCCTCACCTAGCGCGTTTCGGCTACGCTGAGCGTCCACGCCACCGATCTGGAGGTTCGTCATGGCCGGTCACGGTCCAGCACCCCGGCCCGCCGATCAGCGAGCCGGGCACAACAAGGATCCGATCCCGCAGACGAAGCTCGTCTTCACTCCCGGCGTGCAGCCGGAGCTTCCCGAGATCACCGACCACCACGGTGTTCCCCGGGAATGGCACCCAATGACGCTCGACTGGTGGCGCGTATGGGGTGAGGCCGCTCAGTCGGACTCGTTCACCGCCACCGACTGGACAGTCATGCTGGAAACCGCGTTCCTGCACGACCGGTTCTGGAACGGCGACATGAAGGTGGCTCCCGAGCTGCGCTTGCGCGTCGCCAAGTTCGGCGCGACGCCGGAGGACCGTGCCCGTCTCCGCATGGTCTTCGCCGACGCCGACGAGAAGGACGCCAAGCGCGGCACCTCGTCCGGCCAGCCGACGCCGGCCTCGCCCTACGGCGGTCTGCGCGCCGTTCCTCAGCCCTGATGGCCGAAGCACATCTCGACCATCCGGGAGAAGTCTCCTGGTTCGTCGGACACGGACCGGCGCCGGTCATCGGGCCGTGCCCTCACGTGAACTGTCGCCATCTCGGCGGCAGTAACATCGCGTGGGGACCGGACATAGAGCACTATGTTCTCGACGAATGCTCGGACTGCCTCTGCCGCGCATGGTCACCGGACAATCCCCGGGTCGAGACGCTGCCCGACGGATCGCTTCGCATTCTCGGCAACTGGCTCCAGGTCGACCTCACCCGGGAGCACAAGACGACGCGCGAGGAGCGCCAGCTTCAGGCTGTGCGCTGATGCCCTTCGAGCCTGACTACGAAGGCGAGTTCCCGACCCTGGGATGGGTCGCACTCGACTGGATGACGGCGTATCTCGCCCGGCCCGAGCTGGAGCACTACGAGCCGCTCATCCTCACCCGCGAGCAGGCCGAGTTCGTCCTGCGCTTCTACCAGCTGGACCCGGTCACCTGTAAGCGGCTCATCCAGCGTGGTGTGCTCTCCCGCTCCCGTGGGTGGGGCAAGTCGCCGATCACTGCCGCCATTGCCTGCCTCGAAGCGCTCGGGCCGGTCGTGCCAGCGGGCTGGGACGCCTACGGCAAGCCGGTCGGCAAGCCCTGGTCGACGATCCGCAAGCCGCTCGTCGAGATCGCCGCCGTGTCGGAGTCGCAGGTCGATACGAACACCTGGTCGCCGCTCACCGACATGCTGTCCTACGGCCCGGCGGTCGACGAGTACCCGGGTCTGGAGGTGATGAAGGGCTTCATCAACCTGCCCCGAGGAAAGATCCAGAAGCGCACTGCCGAGGCTGGCTCCGCCAAGGGTGCACCCGCTCACTTCGTCGTCTGCGACCAGACCGAGGAATGGACCAAAGGCAACGGCGGGATCAACCTCTACAACAAGCTGCGGAACAACGTCCTGAAGCGCGGTGGGCACCTGCTGGAGTCGCCCAACGCCTACACCCCCGGGGACGGGTCGGTGGCCGAGAACACGATGGTCGCCTACCAGCAGATCGCCTCCGGGCGGGCACCCAACGCACAGGGTGTCTATTACGACCACCGTGAGGCGCCGCCGGACACGGAGATGTTCGACAACCCCGCGTCGCTGATGCGTGGGCTCGCCATCGCCTACGGGGACTCGGCCGACATCCCCTACTGCGCGATCCACAACCCGCCGTGCGAGCAACCAGGCTGGGTCGACCTCGAAGAGATCGCCATCGGCATCGGCCAGCCCGACACCGACGTCCAAGTGTCCCGAGCGGACTGGCTGAACCAGATCACCCATGCTTCCGACGCCTGGATCTCTCAGCCGGCGTGGGCCGCTCGGTACGCCGAGCGCCAGGACCCGCCGCCTCGGCCGATCGCCGACCGCGACATCATCGTGCTCGGCTTCGATGGCTCCCGGGGCAAGGCGAAGGGCAAGCCGGACGCCACCGCACTGATCGCCTGCCGGGTGGTCGACGGGCACATCTTCCAGCTCGACGGCAACTCGGTCTGGGAGGCGCCGGACGACCCGGGCAAGTGGCCGACGTGGGAGCCGAACATCCCGGAGATCGAGGCCGCCATCGCGACCGCCTTCTTCCGGTTCAAGGTGGTCGGGTTCTATGCCGACCCGGGCAAGGACTGGCGGTCCCACGTCAACGAGTGGGAGAAGAAGTACGCGCAGAAGGTCAAGGACAACGGGGGAATCCAGGGGACGGCGGCGCACCCGTTCGAGTGGTGGATGACCGGCGGACGGTCCTCGCTCGTCGAGCGCGCGATCGAACAGTTCGAATCTGCGATCCTCAACGGTGTCATTACCCATGACGGGTCGCATAGTCTGACTCGGCACGTCCTCAACGCCCGTCGTCGCTTCTCGCACAGTAAGCTCGCGCTCGGCAAGGAGAACGACTACTCGTCGAACAAGATCGACGCAGCTGTGGCCGCCGTTCTGGCGTACCAGGCTCGACTGGACGCTCTGTCCAGAGTTCCCGAGACGACATCTGACTTCTACGTGCCTCGACGGCTCTACTAGGAAGCGAGACCCGGTGACCGAGAACTCCCCGGAGATCCGGTTCTCACCCGCGTGGTGGCTGAACGTGCTGCGCAGAGAACGTCACGAGCGTCTGAGCGATCAGGAGAACGCTCGGACCGGCGAGAAGAAGCCGGGCTTGGAGACGCTGCACAAGTGGATGATCAACCAGCCCCCTCTTCCGCCGGCAGCTCCGGCCTGGGGCGAGACGTACCAGGCGTTCCACTCGACGACGCGCACCAACTATGCCGAGCCGCTGATCCGCTCGGCCACCGACCGGATGACTCCTCTCGGGTTCCGTACCGGTGCTTCCGACGATGACAACGGCGACAACCTGGCTGCTCGGGTCTGGGCCGAGAACCAGATGGCCATCGAGCAGGTCGACGTCCTGACCGACATGCTCGGTCTGCGCTACGGCTACACGATGATCGGTGAACCATTGGCGGGCTCGACGATTCCGGTCATCACCGCCGAAGACCCCCGGCAGGTCATCACAGCCCACGACCCGGTCAACCGGCGGCTGGTCAAGGCAGCGATCAAGGAGTACCGCGACCCCTACGAGGAGATCGACGTCTGCTGGGTCTACATCCGGTCGAAGGATCCGACGCAGAAGGCACAGGCGTACCGCGCCTGGAAGCGAGCCGGTTCCGGGCAGTATTCCCGTTCGGGATCGGGGATGATGTCGTGGGTCAGCAGTAGCGAGTGGAAGTGGGACGACCCGATCCCCTGCCCAACCAACCGTGTCCCGTTCGTGAAGTTCGAGAACCGCCGGGGCATGGCCGAGTTCGAGACTCACCTGGGCATCCTCGACCGGTTGAACCGGATCACGCTGCAGCGAATGCTGATGGCGGAGATCCAT